TTAAGCCAGTCAGCGACGGCTACGACGCCTGGTACATCGACCAGGTGCTTAACATCTGCCTCGCCCGCTGGCTCAATCCGGCCATCGTCCCGCAAATGTGCCGAGCGCTGGAGATGCAATGCGAGCGCAAGCGCGATCGGCAGGTGCTGATGATGCTGCGCAAGAGCAAGCAGCCTGCGGCGCAGATTGACGAGATTTTCCGATTTATCGAGCGGCTTTTGCGGAGGGAGAAATGAACGGACAGCAGTTTCGGTTGGTGAATGAGCAGGTGCGCGGTAACGCGATGCGCGCCGTGCAGGCGGCGGCTATTGATGGCGATGCAATCCTGGTGGTGCGCATTGAGCCGGAGGAGAAACAGCGCACGAAGCGGCAAAACCGCTATCTCTGGGGCGTGGTGTACAAGCATTTGGTGGACAACGACCCCGGCTATTTCGTCAATGAGGAGACGGAGCGGTTATTGCACGGGCGCGGTATTGCGGTGACGGAAATCGTGCATGAGTTTTGCAAGTCTGCTTTCCTGCCGCCGCTGGAATTGGCGATTGGCGGCGGGATGAAAATCACGAAATCCACGGCGAAATTAAACCGCCAGGAATTTAATGATTATGTGGAGGCTGTCCGCCGTTGGGCGGCGGAATCGTTGCAGGTGTTTATTCCCGACCCGTATGCGGCGGGGTATGAGGATATTGGGAGGGGGCGATGAGTATCAGGAAAAACCGCCTGCAATGGCTACTCGACAAGGCACGCGGGCAGCAATGTACCGCGATGCTCCCCGGTGTCTGTAACCACAACCCGGAAACCACGGTGGCGGCGCATGTGTCGCTCCCCGGCATGGGCATCATGGGCGGCAAGCCGCACGACCTGCATTGTGCCTGGCTGTGCAGTGCCTGCCACGATGTGCTCGACGGGCGCGCGTCGTCCGATCTGGAGCGGGATTTTGTGCGCGCCGCGGTGTATGAGGCGGTGTTGCGCACGCAGTCCAGGCTGTTTGCGCTGCTGTCGCCCGCCGAGAAACAGCGATTGGGGGAGGGGTTATGAGCTTTGCGATTACCCTGCCGATGCCGCCGTCGGTTAATCACTACTGGCGACACGGGCGCAATGGCACCTACATCAGCGCCGAGGGCAAAGCGTACCGCGCCGAGGTGTTGCGCCGCTGCAAGTCGCCGGTGGTGCTGTATCCGCATCAGCGCCTCGCCGTCACGCTGACGCTGCACGCCAACAGCCGCCGCCCATACGATGTGGACAACAGGATGAAATCAATCCTTGACGCCCTCGAAAAAGCGGGCGTCTATGGCAACGACGGGCAAATCGACCGCCTCTTTGTCCTGCGCGGCGAGGTACGCGACACAGCCGCCTGCGAGGTGCGTATTGAGGTGATTGGATGAGCATTGAGTATCACATGCTCCGTTGGCGCCGATGGAACCTGCTGCGCAACGGGACGCCGCAGGGTGCGCGTTGCAATCTGGGCAAGTTGGCGCAGTCCACGCCGGACGCCGATGATGTCGCGCCGCTGTCCGACGATGAGGCGGAGGCAGTAAATCAGGCGCTCTCTGCGCTCAAGGCGAGGTATCCCGACGCGCACCGGGCGATTGTGGCGCGGTATGTTGAGGGCGCGTATGACTCGCGCGGGGTGGCACGTCGCTGTGGTATCAGCCAGACGGCGGCAAAGGTGTTCCTGCGCGAGGGGTATGCGTTTTTGGATGGGGCGGTGGCGCGCGGGTAAAAAAGTTTGTCAAGGGGCTTGTTTTGTATCGTGGCCACGATACAATATGCGCCACAAGTCAAATACAGGAGCATTTATGGAAACTTTTACCTTTGATGTCAAAACCCCTCGTGGTGTTGCTGTTAGCATCGAAATTGAGATGGACAGCAAAGGGTGGCGGCCTACCTATTGTAATGTTGATGGGATGGGGCGCCTTCCGGTCATTGCTCACAACATTTGCAGTGGGAAAACCCTGCATAAGTCCGGTTTTCCTCTCCCCGACGACGAAAGCACCTACTATAGTGTGTATAAGCTAAACGATAATGGCAGCACGTGTAACGTGATAATTGCCCCTGAAAGCTCCCATAAAATGGGAGATGAGATTCATGCTTTGCGCGCCGCTCGCAAAGAACAATGGAAACAGGAGTGGTTAAAAGAACAGGAGGCTGAAGCTCAAAAACTTGAAGCGAAAGTCCCCGGCCTCGCTGCCTTGCAAGCCGCTTACGAAGCGGAAACCGCCTACCGTGAGGCATTCAGGGTCGCGATGGAGGACGAGAGCCGCGATGGTGTCGCGATGCCTGCACAACCCGAAACGGATGTTGCCGCGCTAGAAGCCGAGTTTCCGCGCGCTGCTCTCTACATCAAAGCAGAGGAGTACAGTATGGCCGCCGATGACCGCAAGGCAACGGCGGGCAACAGGGCAAAAAAACTTCTCGCAGAGGGTGGCAGCGAGAAAGATGCTGCAGCAATCCTTGAGAACTGGCTGCCAGAATCTGCTATATGGAACTGAAGCCGATGAGCGATAAACCAAAACGACGTAAAACACCTGCTTGGCAGCAGGCGCAATACAATTATGAAAAGAGGCGTGTCATCAAGCGCGTTTCTTTCAATATTGAAAAAGAAGCGGACCTTCTTGCAAAAGCAGAGAGAATGGATGACTTTTCGGGGTGGGTAAAAGCGCGGTTGCAAGAAGTGTAACAGCTTGACAGCCGGGCGCCCGGAAAGTATACTATCTATATTAGGTTGGAATTATTGTAATTCCTTCCTGATATTCGCCCTTCGGGGCGCGAATTGAAACAAAACTACCGTTATTTACGGAATTACGAACAGCCCGCCTTGTGCGGGCTTTTTGTTTATGCGCGCATACTTCCGCGCATGTCATGCCCTATCAGTTTGCCGCCGTAGGCAGATTGTTTCCCGCCCGCTCACGCGGGCTTTTTTATTGCCCGGAGGCAAGATGAACGCTGATTTTCAAACCGCGCTGCGGCTGCTCGCCAAGCATGAGGGCGGCTGGAGCGACCGCGACCGTGATGCCGACCCCGGCGGCAAGACGATGTACGGTATCACCCAGGATACCTACAACGATTGGTGCGCGCAGAAGGGCAAGCCGCACGGCGAGGTGCGCCATATCGCCTATACCGAAGCCGCCGCCATCTACCGCGCCAACTATGCCAACCCGATCCGCTATGAAGACCTGCCGCCCGGTATCGGCTACGCGGTGTTTGACCTCGCCGTCAATGGTGGGGTGTCGCGTGCTGTGAAGTTGTTGCAAGAGGTGTTGGGCGTCAAGGCCGACGGTATTGTCGGCAGCCAGACGCTGGCGGCGGCACGTGCCGCCAATCTGCCCGAGCTCATCAAGCGTTACTGCGCTGCCCGCCGCAAATGGCAGTTGCGCCTGAAGAACGCGAAGAAGAACCCCGGCTGGGTGACACGCATCAACGACGTGGAGCGCGATGCGCTGCGCATGGCAGGCGAGGCGGACAAGGCGCGCCGCCCGGGGCAGTCGGTGAATGATGCGCGCAGGGCGGCGGTTGCCGCGCGGGGCGACGTGATTGCCGAACCGCCGCTTGACCATGTTCCGGATGACGGGCGCGGTGCCAAGGCATACGGCCGCGCTCGTGCGCCTGCCAGCGAGTATGTTGCCCCGGCCACCGGTGCGGCGGCGCTGATTGGTGCCGCGGCCGACACGGCAGCGAGTGCGGGCGATTTGCACGACAATCTCGCCCGTTTCCTGCCGCCGTGGTTATGGTTTGTGGTGCTGGCTGGCGTCATCGGTTATCTCTGCTGGCGGGTGTTCCGTGCTCGCCAAGATTAGGGCGTGGGCGCTGTATGCGCTCGCCGCTGTTGTCGTCGCCCTCGCTGTTGCCGTCAATGTGCTGCGCGCACGCAATGCCCGCCTCGATGCGGAGCTGGAGCGGCGCGAGCGCTCACGTTTGCAGGCCGTCGCCGACGGTCTCAAAGCGAGAGCGGCGCGCGCCAATCAGGCAGCGGCCGTATCCCAGCGAGAGCGCGAGGAGGCGGAGCAGGCAATCAGGGAGGGCAAGCGTGATTTTTTTGAGAAGTAAGGCGGCAGTATTGGCCGCCGTTTTTATTTCACGAACGGCGCAAGGAGCTGGTTGGCTTCTTCAAGGTTCAGACAAAGCGCGGGTTCGTCTTTTTTGTTCGGGAAAAACTCGCAGTTGTAACGCATTTTGTACGACGTTACAGGGTCGTTCGGATTAATCGTCGGATCGTAAACGTACAGCACGGCAATGTCATCAATACTGGTCAGCGGATGTTTTGGAATGGATGCACCTTCTTTTAGCTGGATGGTTGCGCAAGGCTCTTTTTTGGCATCTTCATCTTTGCAGGCGCGCAATGCGGCTTCTCCCACTTGCCATGCTTTGTTGCTGCCAGTTTTTTCATATTTGATGCGTTCTGAGCCTGCCTTTTCGCCAGAACAGGCGACGAGCAGGACGAACAGGGTTGGAATCAGGAGTTTTTTCATGGTTTCAGTCCTCTTTCTGGTGCCGCAAGGCACTTTTTATTTAACCTAAATCAGGAGTTTATCATGGCTTTAGACCGACAAACCCAAGAACAATATATCAGAGTTATCCATCGCCTGTGGCCGACGATGCAGCATTACACCGCCGATGATGTCAATGAGGAAGTTGCCCGCATCGTTTTCACCTGCATTCAGGATATTGACCGCGCGTCGCAAGGTATCGCCGTCATTCACGAGTTCGCCAAAAAGCTGCGTGATTTTCTTACCGCCAAAACCTGGCTGGATTTGGCGAAAGAGATTGTGGATGCGTTTATGAACGTTGCAGACGCGCTGGAAGAAAACCGCCGCTACCGCATCGTGATTCTCACCGCCGCGCTGAAGTACCGCAGCATGGTGGAAATCGCCCTGATGGATATTTGATGACACCGCCTCCGGGCGGTTTTTTTGGGCATAAAGCAAAACCCCGCGAGGCTGGCACTTCGCGGGGTTTCAGTCATTAACTTGAGGTGGCAAGCCAATGAACGACAAGGATTATATCAGCATTATCAGTAGAGTGGTGGAGAAAATGAGCAATCTTCCCGGTATCCGTTTTTGGGCAATCTGGTTTTTGTTTGCCCTGTGTGCCGTGGGTTATGTCTTGGGCAAGGTGGCGGAGTTTTGCAAGTGATACGGTTTTTGTGTTTGCTGGTGTTGGCGGGCTGTGCGCGGACGGAGTTTGTACCTTTGCCGCCTCCGCCCTGTCCGCCGATGCCAGCCCTGCCGCTGGTTAAGGGCGGGGATTTGGCGACGTTGTCGGACGACGCTTACCGGGATTTGGTGGAGCGCGAGTTGCGGCTGAAGGAACACATTGGTCAGTTGAGGAGTTTGTGTGATGACAGAGGAATCTGAAAGCCCGAAACGGGCGCTGTTTGATTGGCGTATCAGTATGGGAAATGTGTTGGTTGTAATCGGCATGGTGGTCAGCGGCTTTTGGTATTTCGCTGACGCCGACAAGACCAACGCGCTCCAGGATGCGAAAATCGAGAACTACCAGGCAACGCTGCAAACCGCGATTGAAGCCGAGAAGCAGGCGCGCAAGGACGCGGTGCAAGTTGAACAGGTGGCGCGCCGTGAGGCATTGCAAGATTTGCGTGTGCGCATTGATGCCGACCGCGCCGAGATGCGCCAGCAGTTCGAGAAGATCAACGACAAGCTCGACGCCCTCGTCAAGTCGCGGGGGCAGTAATGGCACGATTGACCGATGTGCAATGGGAGGAGATGAGAGCCGCCCATGAGGCGCATGGCAAATCATTTTCGGAACTATCGGAAGTGTACGGCGTCCACAAGTCCAACATCAGCCGCCGGGCGAAAGCCGAGGGCTGGAATCAGGAGAAAACGCAACGCCTCATTTCTGCAACCGTTGAAAACGAAAAAGAAAAGATAGCGTTGCGCAACGAAACGCAACAGCTCAATGCAACGTTGCGCGAAGAGGTGCGACGTGAAGTAAGCGACCGTTTGGCGCTGGAGTTGCAACGCAATGAGGATTTGCAAAGACTACGTGGGGCGGCAATGACGCTCGCAGGTAAAGCAGTGGCGATGGCTGATGCAGCGGAGAAGATTGAAGAAGTGAAGGGGGCGATGGCCGTTGTTGAGGGCGCATCGAGAGTAGTCAAAACGCAGAGCGAATGCGTACTGGGCAAGACCCCCGATACTGCGATCCAAATTAACAACAACGCCCCGGCGCGTATTGAACGGGTGATTGTCGATGCGCATTGACACGCCTCGTTGGGCGCTACCGTTGCTGCAACCGGCACGCTACAAGGGCGCGCATGGTGGGCGGGGTGGCGGCAAGTCGCATTTTTTCGCCGAGGCGATTGTTGAGGCGCACCTGCTTGACCCCAACAGCAAGACCGTCTGCATCCGCGAAATCCAAAAGTCGTTGCGGCACAGCGTGAAGGCGCTGATTGAGGCGAAGATTGAGAAGCTCGGCGTGCTGTCGCATTTTGACATCCAGCGCGACCTCATTCTCAACCGCCACGGTGGCGGGCTGATTATCTTCCAGGGGATGCAAGACCACACCGCCGCGAGTATCAAGTCGCC